AAGTCAATTTGATAGTTGCGAACTGGAAGAAACAACATTCGATAAGTTGGTAGTTGGTGATTGGTTTATGATAAATACACCCGAATCTACTATTGTATTTGGAGCTTATGAACTGGTAGATTTTGACGGAGAGATGCAGATGAAATGCGTTAGAGTAAATAAGAGTGGTAAATGTTGCGACATTGGAGTTGGGGTAGGAGCTGCAAGTAAAAAATATTACAAAATAACACCAAAGCAATGACGGAAGACCAGCTACAAAGAAAATGCGTGCTTTGGTTTCACACAACATACCCCCTACACAGGGGTATGCTTTTCGAAATAAACAACAAAACAGATAAAGGTGCAAACCGTCGTACATTAGGGTTGGTACCTGGGGCAAGTGATCTAATGCTAATAAGCCCGCTTGGCGTGCCGTCTGCATTAGAAGTAAAAGTAAACGGAACCCGTCACAATGTGGCCCACCTAAAAAAGCAAGTCGAGTGGGGCAAGTTGGTGGCCGAAAATCACGGCTACAGCTCTTTTATTTTCACCTTGGAACAATTCCAAGCAGAAGTAAAGGAAATTATGTGGGGCGGAAAAGTAAACTTTGTTTCCGACGCTGCCAAGTACGTAGAACGAGCGATTTCAGAAGCTAAAACAAAAACCATAAAACTAGAGTTTAATGGGTAAAAATAAACCCAAAATAAACAAAGTATTCGAGGCATCCCCAAAGCAGGAGCAATTTATAAATGCCGTGTTAAGCGGCAAATATAGCTTCCTTGTTTTTGGGGGTGCTATTCGTGGAGGTAAAACATTCGTGGCCCTAGCAATCGCGATAATACTTTGCAAACTGTTTCCCGGGTCACGCTGGGCGATTGTTCGCCAGTCAACAAAACGACTGAAAGATAATACGCGCCCATCACTGGATAAATTCATTTCGGGCAACGAAGGGATAAAGATAAACGAGCAAGCGCAAACCTTTACTTTTCCGAATAAGTCAGTAATTTTATTCAAGGGTGAAAATTTCGACCGTGACAAAACCTTGGAATCATTCAAAGGACTGGAGGTAAACGGTTTTATCATGGAGGAAGTGAGCGAAACGAGGTATAAGACATATCTTAAGTGCATGGAACGTGCAGGTTCTTACGTTATCCAGCCAACACCGCCTGCAGGACAACCGCCACCGCTTATTATTGCGACGTGTAACCCAACACAAACATGGATTAAACAAATTGTATATGATCCATGGAAAGCTGGCACACTCCCCAAGCATATCTATTACTTACCTTCGTTCGTTACTGACAATCCATTTTTGGACCAGGCCTATTTAGACAACTTGGAAAAATTACCATTATACGAATATGAAGTTTTTGTAAAGGGCAACTGGGATATAACTTTAAAAACACAAAACGCTTTTTGGCATCAGCTGGAAGTAAAAGCACACATTGCAGCCGCTTTTTACGACCAACATAAAACAATCCATGTAAGTATTGATTCTAACGTTTTGCCGTTTTGTTCCGCTACTATCTGGCAAGTAGATACAGATAAAAAGATCGTTACTCAGGTGGGCGAAATCGCAGCAAAAGACCCGAATAATCATGCCAGCGGGTTAGCTAGAAAGGTGCGGGAATACTTGGAAGAACTGGAATATTCGGACGTTGTTTTCCTGTATGGCGATGCAACAACTAAAAGTCAAAACACAATAGATGAGAAAAGGCGTTCTTTCTTGCAAATTTTCATTGAGGAACTACAAGAAACTTACAATACAGTTGACCACATAGGTAGATCAAATCCACAGGTGGCCAAAACAGGTGAGTTTGTAAATGCTCTATATGCTGGTTTTGATGGCTGGCGGCTACTAATCGGCGAAGGCTGTAAAGAGTCCTTAAGTGATTATTTGAGTGTAAAAAAGGATATGGACGGAACCATGCAGAAGAGGCGCGTGACTGATGAAAATGGCAATTCTTACGAGGAATACGGGCACATGTCGGATACTAAGCGATACTTTCTATACAAGGCGCTAGATTCAGTTTATCACTTGTGGGATAATCGATTTAGTGAACCGACCGAAATTATTAATATTGAGTTTGAAGGGGATAATTTGTTTTAATTAAAATTAAATTATTATATTTGTTCAGCATTGATATAAGGCGTGTGTGTATTGGTACAAAAGGGATAGCGGACACGTTATCCCTTTTTTTTTATTTAATCTAACGAAGATATGGCAGCACCTAAAGGAAATAAATTTGCACTAGGACACAATAAAGGTAGGCCGCGAATGTATGAAACGCCAGAAGATTTACTTGTGGCGGCTGAATGTTATTTTGAATGGGTGGAAGCAAATCCATTGTATAAATACGATGTAATAAAGAGCGGAGATAGGGCAGGGGAGGAATTAAAAATAGCTTTGCCAAGGCCTTTTACTGAGATTGCTATGTGTCATTATATGGAGCTTACTATGCAATCATATCACACTACATATAAAGAAAATGAAGTCTTTTCTGATGTCACTACACATCTATCTAATTGCATACGTAACCAAAAGTATGAAGGTGCAGCCGTTGGCTTATTCAACGCCAACATAATAGCCCGTGATTTAGGCTTAACCGATAAGCAAGAAATACACAATACAGGAGAGACGGTAAAGAATACGATTACCTTCAACGGTGTAGAAATTGAGATATAATTTACTATATTTGAGCCGTTAGATTGATTAATACATCCGCGAAAAAGCCAGCCCCTTAATTGGAAGCTGGCTTTTTTTTTATTTTTCCCGCCAACCATGGTCGTGAGCACGCCAATAAAAATCGTTGCTTTTAGGAAAGCAAACTTCCCCGAGATATTTATCATACCTACCGCAATCCATGCATATCTTCAATGGTACACTATCGCGATATAAAATAACAATTCGGCCATGTGGTTGACCAAATTGTTTTTCTTGAACCTCTACTTTTTGCTTTTTAGTCTGTTGAACTTTTACCTCTCTTTTTTGGAGTCCCTTTCTAGATTTTGCCATTTTTTCATAATCTTCGTTATACAGTTGCATAATCAGTTTGTGAGCTTGTCTATCTTGCATTATTAAGTATATGATTATTAAGAATACTAAGCAAGCTATTGCTATTATAATTTGTTCTAACATGATATATTGTTTTAGAATAAAGTATTATTAAGTTTATAATTCGCAATAAGTATCTCAGTTCGACGGTTTTTCATATTAACCCGCTCACCTATAATATGCACATTTAACCCGCGCTCCTTCGCTTGCTCCAAAATAAACGGGTGGTCAAATTCCGACATAGCACCCTTTATTCCTGAATTGAATGTGGTATCAAAACAATCTACTACATCGGCTTTCGTCCATTCTGGAGCGTTGTAGTTGTTGGTGGTGTCTAGGTAGGGCGGGTCGGAGTAGATGAAAGTGTCTGCAGGTTCGTTATCTTTTTCTTTTAATGAAATTTGACCAAGTACGCTTCTAAAATCTGAGTTTAAAATAACATTTCCACCTCTAACCAATTCATTATACGTACTGTCAATTACTTTAATTAAATTATCCTTACTCTTAGTGACGCACATTGATAATGTTTCAGGCTTACCCATATACCCAAAATTCGACAACACCAAAAAGTAAACAGCCCGCTCCACCTCACTACTATACTCACCACGTTTGCACTCATTCCAAAAATCGGTGCTATACGGGATCATCTCAATGTATTGGCGTAGTTCATCGCGCTTTCTAATAAGTACATCAAAGCAGTTGTACACCTCGGAGTCAATATCGTTTAAGAAATTGTACTTTGCGCGTGGCTTATTAAAGAACATGCCTCCAGCACCAAAGAATAATTCCACATAAATCTTATGTTTTGGGAAAAGAGGCAGTAACTTTTTTGCTACTGCTTTTTTATTGCCCAGTCTACGAAGGATCATGATTATTCTTTTACAAATGCGTGAAAACTCCAAAAATCCAATGACTCGTTAAGAGCCTCTCTGTACCCTCGTTCGTCTTTTTCAAGTTCATCACGATCCCACGGCTCAGGTGGTGCTGGTTCGCCGATGTATGCGGTTAGTATTATGTATCCGTATTGAATTTGCTTAAGAGTGATTACTACAGACTTGCACGGCTCTGGCTCCCTATTATCTACAATATGAGAAAAGCCCTTACGACCTGGGCGAGCTTGAAAAGATAACCGGTCTTTTTTTGTTATTCGCACACAGTAGGTATTGCCTATTACTTCATTGTATGTGCGGTGTATTTTAACGAAACTTTCGTATAGCCCCTTGGTTTTTAATACGTCCCGTACAATGGTTTGTACATCTATATTCAGATGGCTGTCTAGTCTTTCATAGACTTTCATGCCGTTTTTGCTTGTTGCTATTGGTCTCATAAGTACAATTCTTTTACGGTTTCCAACCATTCAGCGGACATTTCACCCATGGTTTCGGTTACTAATTTTCTAGCTCCTTCAATGCCGCGCGTTACGGCTAAAGTACGAAGCGCATTTACAAGTAATGCTTCTGGCGTATTGATTTCGAACTTGCGCGGGGCACTTTCTGGTGCTGTTATTACTACGTAGCCGCGTAGTTGTAGGTGGTTTTGTGGTATTGTTAGTAGTGGCATGGTGTAGGATTTAGTACGTTAATTATCACTTGAAATATATCTATTTGAAAACTCAATAAAGTTAGAGAAAATAATTTTTTCTATTTCCATTTCTGTTTTCTCAATGATTTTATTATTTTCAATGGAGAATATTGTAGGTTGGTAGTCAGCATCAACAATTCCCATTCTTATCGAATTAAATATTATTTTATGCGTTCCGAAACTTAAAACAATATTGCGATAATATGTATTAATCCCTTTTTGATAAATTGGGAAGAAATTTAACACCCCATTATTTTCGAGCTTAATAAATACACCATCTTTTTCCTCTGAAATAGCTTCATCAAGTGTTTTATAATCTACTTCTGGATAGCCTCCATCATTATACTCAGTTAACATTTGCATTCGCGTACCATAAAAGCAGCCCAACTCAATACTCTTTACTATATTATTAATATAATTTGACATAATTAAAAGGTGTTAAGTGTGTGTATCATTTGATTGCATTACAAAAGTAAACCTTTTTTCGTTACCTGCAAATCTTTCACAAATCTTTTTAAGGGAAAATAAAAGAAAAGTTTTTTAGACTTTCCTTTTTGGTTTGTTGTAAGTGAATTTAACATGCGTTTGGACGGCATTAAAACGGGCGCCAAACACTACGTTATGTGCAACTATGATAACGATACCATGCCCTTTTCTTCAAGTTCGAAAAGTTCATCATGCGAAATATAATAACACTTATCACCAGTTCTGCCATAATTGCGTCCAGTTTGATAAATAACCGCGTGTTGTTTATCCTCTTTTTTCGATTTTTTATCTAAGTCGATGCGAACACATCGCAAGTCGAAGGGATACTTAACGCCATTATTTAGTATAATTTCTCTTTTCTGATTTGCGTTTTTAATTCTTCGACTATTATTTACATGCGTTTTTAGTGCTCTGAACCCTATATTGCAATTTTTGAGCATTTCATTATCTCGCTCACTTCTTTCATCGCCTACATTTTCAAGATGATGTTTTACTTCGAATAATATGTCTTTAATTGCATCTATTTCCGATTGTTTCATTCTATTGAAATTTATAAATTAAAATTATATTTAATGCAATGTTACGAGCCGATTAAAGCACATAACATTTGCTTGAGGCATTAAAACAGCCGCCAAACACTACGTTCCGCCTAATAAAAAACTGACAATCCTTTTGATATAGCTCGCTTTAAAAGGACATTCCAAGCAAAAGAAACTAAATTAATATTGTCAGGTAAAACACCATTAGAATATTCTGATTTAAGTAGGTGTATCGCTATATCATTAAGATTTTTTACTGTCAAATCTTTCAATTCAGTATTTTGATAATTATCACCTTTTCCTAAATTATCAGAAAATATATAATTCTCATGTGCTTCGATAACATTTTGTAATGTTGCTTTTTTCATGATCCTATATTTTTTAAAGTAAATATTTTTAGATTTTCCATTATTAAGATTTAGGTTTAATTAGCGGCAAAGTACGGATTTGAACCGCGTAGGGCTTATTATTTCACCCTGTCCTAGCTTCCCAAGTTTATTGGTTATCTCTGCCTTAATCAGAACACGCATAACGACCGAATACGGGGCTTGTTTTTAGTCGAATTTGTGTTCTGAATGTTAAATTACTTCTTAATTTTATTCTGTTTTTTAATAATTTTAATTCTTAGTTCAATGTTTTCTGAACTGTTATCAACTGCATTGTTTTTGTTTTCTTGTTTAGTTTCCATCGTGTTTAGTTTTTTTAAGATTGTTTGTTTTGTTATAAACAACTGGAGCGATACGAATAAACTACTTCAAGATTGTTCCAGTTTATAATCCTGCGATTTTCGTGAGTTACTAATTTCTTAAATTCTTCTAAATTATTTGAAAAAGCAATTTCTTTCCATCTTTCAGGTTTTTTTGAAAGTTCGTTTAATAGTTTTAGTTTCTTTATCGCAAATATACTACAAACTTTCAACAAATCAAAACACAAACTTTTAAAACAAAAAGCATTCAAAATAAAACCAGCTTAAACATTGATTTACCCAATGTATATTAACATATTTTAACATAGGTTAAACACTTATCATTCAACATATTACATTTTATACATTGTTTTACACTTTATGCCCAATGTTTAAGTTCTTAAAATATTTTAGATACTTTTGTTAACATTATTTGTATAATCTAAACACTTTTTAACATTCACTTAAAGCTTTACTTTAAGTACTTAAACATTGATCGCTGAATTTAAACATTGAATTTTTAAAGTGTGTGCTGATAACCAAGCAGTTATATACATTGAAAAACAAAGTATAAGGCTTAACTTACTGATTCTCAACTCTATCTATACATTAACCCTTATTTTATACATATTAGAAAAATAAAAAGAAAGAAAATAAGTATAAAGGGATGTTTCCCCCTAAACTTACCAGATTTAACCGAAAAATAGGCTCAATGTTTAAGCAACGTTTTTTTTGGTATATTTGCGTAAATATATTATACTTCGCGAATGGAAAAACTAGGGTACATACTAAGGCAGGATATTGTGGCCCAACTGTCAGAACAAACGCTTTCTGAGATTACGAAAGGCCGCAAAGCTATTGGCGATACGCCAGCGGTGGAGGGTTCAGACCTCGTTTGGCAAGCTCAGGCACCAAGTGTTATTGAGATTGTAGCGGGATATTCGCGCCACTGGTACGATATGGACACGGAACAAAGGCCATTTTACATATATAGCGCATTAGAATCTGTCTCTGTAGGCACTCGCATAGCTGATGTAGAAACAGACGGTATAAGGCCGCTTTATGTGTGTGTTCTGGATGCTCCAATAGGAACCCCCTTAACCGATACGGATTACTTTACTGAGATAGACGACCGTAACAGCGTGTTGGTTGAAAAAACGGTATTGCTGATAATGTACAATACTTTTCGCCGAATAAACCCGCGTCAAATACCAGAACAACGACAAATAGACTATGACAGCGCAATAGAAACACTTAAGGATATACAGCGTGGGCGTATTATGCTTAATATTGCACAACGCGCAGAAGTGGAAGCGGACGACCCAGGGCACGAGGTATTATACGGCGACATGAACGGGATAACACAAGACGACTATTGATATGAAGATATTTGGATACGAATTTAATAAGACCGTCCGCATAAAATCGGATCTTGTTAGGGAATTGCAAACTGCCGCTAGTGATCCAGACAATGAGCGAGTTATACAAAACCTCAACCGAGAGATTGAGAATGCATATCGAGATTTAAACATGCAGATTGATGAAATAAGCGGCACAGATTACCGAGTGTTTTCTATTTCTGATTGGTTGGACGCAATGAGACAAGCAGATCAACCTTGGAATTCCTATTATCCGTCTAACTGGGTGAAATTGGAAGATATTTTCTCTAACATGACACAGGACGCGCAAGTACAAGCGGCCACGGATGTATTGAGAGATGGCATTCAGGAAAAAGAATTTTACATTGTGGACCAGGACGGAGAAAAGTTGGAGGAAGTTTCGAAATGGTTTAATTCAAAATGGTATTATGATTTTCTTGGTTATGTATTAAGCGCCCGCTTACGTGGGTTTCAGCTAATACAAATAGAATCATTCGATAAAGCAACCAATAAGGCAGTTTTGAGCTTGGTAAATCGCAAGCACGTGCGCCCAGACTTAAAGGGGGTTGTAAGACAACAATACGACCAAACTATTGCTTACAGCTACGAAAAAGCACCTATTAAGAATTTTACAATAGAAATTTTTGAAAGCAAACTGGGCAAATATAATGCTTGCGTAAGGTGGTGGATTTACAAAACAGAAATAAGCCGTATCTGGGCGAAGTTTAATCAGATGTTCGGCGTCCCCCCCGTGATTGCTAAAACATCAATTAAAGATAACGCTCGTAAAAAGAACATGGTAAATGCCCTGAAAAATTGGATAACATCCCGCTGGATGGTTATTGATGAAGGGGACGAAATAACAACAGATAATAACGGCGGAGGTTCGTCCGGACAAACATATTTTGAAAACCTTATGCGCTTCGCAGATGAACAAATAAGCAAAGCGCTGGTTGGTTCAACCATGGTACTAGACGACGGTTCAAGTAGATCACAGGGTGAAGTGCACGAACGAAACACACAAAGCTTTATTAAGTCAGTTTCACGGCTTGCTGGCTTTATAACCAACGATGAGTTAATCCCAAGATTGCGAAATATGGGTATGCCAATTCCGCAGGGGGCGCAATTAGTGTTTGATAATAGCGAAAAACTGACCATGTTGGAGCGTGCACAAGTGGTAAGCACAGTAAGCAATTCACACACTGTAAGCGCCGAAACAGCGACTAATTTTATAGGCATAGAAGTAACCGAAAAAGAAGACGACAATGTTACAAAACGCGACAATACAACAGGCACAAGCGGGGTTTAGGCTTAACGGGGAGTATTACGGGATTGAATACGATCTTAAGCAGACTACGCCTAAGCAAGCGGTTTTATTTCCCGTTTCGGCGGTGGGAATGACTTTGCAAATTGATTTGGAAACGGTTACTCTACTGGATGAAATCGGGACGGATGTTACACCCGCGACAACTGACGAATGCGCGGAATTACTGAGCCAATTCGCCCTTAAGCGTGGTGGGGGTGCTGGGGTTCAGGATGTGAGTGTAGTTAATAGTCCATTGTACACTACCATAAAATCGGAAAAGCTACTATTCGGCGATGACTTAGCAGTAACGAAGCGAATAAGCACATTCGCTGAAAAGTGGTCGCAGGGCTTGCCGCTCGGAGGGTTTAAGCTGACCGATGGATCTAGTGGTTACTGGAGGGTACTAAAGGATGTAAACGATGCAAATTACCACGACGGGGTGAGCGAGGTGGGTTTGTTGGGTGGTGCATTAGCAGATGAACATCTAATCGCGAATACTGAAAAATCAAACCGCTACCTTGCTGGACATGCGTCTTATTTTGGGTTTACTAGTAGTTGGAATGCAGACGCAGCAAATGGAGATTTTGAAATGTTAATCGGCGGGCTTATTCGAGGTGCAGTAAGCGAGGGGCGCGATAGTGAAATAAAAGACGCGATATTATTTGGATTAGTACGCGAATCTGGAATTGATAAGTGGGTTTGTCGAGTTATTAAAAACTTTGTCGCTTATCCAGATTATGAGTTTGTTCCTGAGTTTATTCCTGCCGACCTTACAATATTTGAACTTATATTCGGCTACTACGGAATACACCCTATTCTATTAGATTATGTAGTAAACCAAAACGGCAAAGAACTAGACAAACAAAGAGCATTTGCGCGTAAATTTATGCAGAACCTTACCCACGTAAGCGACCCAAATCTGAGTTTAGGTGTGTATATTGCCAACAAGGGCAACACAGGAAATATTTACATGCGCAACGGCTCGATAGAGTTTGGTAACTACATTGAACCACGCGACAATACCGACCCAACAGCACGGGACGTTTCACACACTATTGAGGTTGCAAGTATCGCAGTAGACCCCGATTATACGGACGGCAGTGGGTTACTAGGAGCTTATACTGTGCCGGACGTGGTTAATATGGTTGAAAAATATGAAGCTGGGGCATTAACTTTTGCAGATTTCACAAATACGGTGTCAAATAGGCTGTTTAGCATACAAGGCCAAGCGACAGCAAATAAAATAGTATCTTTAAATATTGACCTATTGCCCAAAGACGCGGTGGTATTGAATGGCGGCGCAACATACACACAACTCAACCCGGGACGCAATGTGCTATCTTATGCATTAGCGGCCAATATTACAAGCGTGGATTTCACCAGACGGATAGATGCAACGATAACACGCACAATAAACTCATTTAGCGTTATAGATTTAGAAGGCGTAGGTAGTGACCTGAATAGCGCGTTCGTGGCAGTATTGAGCTTATCTAGTAACCAATCAACAACCGCAAGCGATGTATCAGTAAGTGTAATCACTAAGGACTTATTTTAATGAAAAAGAAATTAAATCACAAAGTAAGGGAGTTTGCCTCAAGCTGGAAGGCTTACATAAATATATTTATGTTTTGCGGTTTTTCGCTCGGAACGTTATTTTTATTTAGTCTATTTGGTGAATTAACACTATTCAGATTAGTAATACTATCAATATCAATAATAGTTTACGCTTTTATCTTCTTAAGAAAGTAAATATGGCACGAACCGAAACAGAAATATACAACGAAATGGTAACGGCCAAAGACGCCGACCCAGTTTTAAGCGTAATACTAACGAGCCAATCAAAAGCTAGTTTTTGGCAATCTCTATTCCGATTATACGCCTTTGTTGCTGCAATATTAGAACAAACATTCGACGCTTTTTTAAGCAGTACAGACGCGCTTTTAGAATCGAAGCAGGTACAAACATCGGCTTGGTGGCGTCGTGTATCGTTAGCTTTCCAATTAGGAGACCCGCTCGTTATCCTAGACAATGGTAATTTAGGATACTCCACTATTGACACCGATAAACAGATTGTACAACGCGCGGCGGTTATTACACCCGACACAGGGGCAATAACTTTGAAGGTTGCAAAAATTGGAGTAGATGGAATTACACCTGAACCGCTTGGAAGTTCTGAATTGGCCGCTTTTAATGCCTACACATTGGACATAGTGCCCGCTGGCCTTGTTGTTACGGTTGTGAGTATTAACGGCGATGAAATAAAGATAGTTTTAGAGGCAGAAGTAGACGCACAAGTTATAAACGTAAACGACGGCACTTTGCTTTCGGATGGATCTACAAAACCCGTCGAAGCCGCTATTTACGAATACTTTTCAGTATTTCAAAATGCACAGTTTGGAGGGGTGTTCTTTGCGAATAAGCTACTTTCCGCAATATTATCGGCAAATGGTGTAGTAAACGCAACATTCACAAGCTTAGAAAAGAAAGCGGAAACCGAAGGGTCATTTGTGGACGTTTTAGGGCTTTCTGGAAAAAGTTTCGTAACTTTATCGGGATATGTAAAAACTGCAGTTGGGTACGATCTTTCGGCGAATATCACTTACACAGCAAGCTAGATGAAATACAGCATTCCAAAACTTACACGTCGTTATTTCCCTTGGTTCTGGCAGCTAGTCGATAATATGCGATTAGTTGGCGTACTTATGGGAGTATTTGACACGGTAAATAATGAAACATCAACGGCAGAAAGTGATTACACGCAGCGTACGGGTTATTCTATACAGCGGCTTAGTTTAGAATCTAGTCTTAACGATAGATTTGATAGTGACCTTAGGCGAATAGAGATTAAAAACGGATCAGTTGGAGGCGATGACTTTGTATTTAATGAAGCAGAAACGGTTTCAAGTGCTCTATTCGTATATATCTTCAATGAGGTAGAAAACCCATCGGCGCCAGATAGAGAATTCTTAATTAATGAAAATGAAAGCCTAAGCGGTGCAACTAATTTTACAGTATTCATTCCTACAGAATACAGCACGCAAGAATCTTTAATTCGAGCATGGATCAACACGGTATTAATGTTTAGTACTCAATACACAATAGAATATGTTTAGAAATGAAGCAATAACAGGAGGGCGTCAGGTTCGAAATGAAGACTTAACGCAATATATTCAGGCATTTACTCTGCTTGAACAAATGTACTCAGATTTAGGGTATCCAGATTTCATTCTGTCAGGTGTCGAATTTACGCCAAACGGTAGTAATTTCGACATTTCGGCGGGCGTTATTTACAGAGGTAGTGAGTTATGTTTGTTCGATGGAGCTACGAATGTAGCTTTGCCCCACCGACTAACAAAAACAAGCGTAGGAATTAACCCGCGTTTGTTTTTCGATAGCTCAACCAAAAACACAGCAACGAAATTAGTAATGTTGGCAGATGTTGCGGGGGCGTTTCTCTTGGGCCAAACAACACCGCGCCAAGCCGATTTAATGCCACGCTACGAAAGTAATTTAATGCGCGCGCCGCTAGACACAAACGGAAACGGGAAAGGTAACATATTCCGCTCTATGCTTTCAGAGCGTTCAGAGCTTATGCGAGTAGTGCCGAAGCCAGCAGGGCTAAATCTTTATGTAAAGATTGGCGAATTTACGAAGGGGCTGAGCCAAGTGCACACTTTATATTTTTCAGGCATTGCAAATTATAAGGCTGGCGGAATAATCAATTTTGAATATCGTAGTGAGGCGTCTATATTGGCCGCTAGTGTATCGGTGCGTTATTTTGATTTGCCAACCAATCCGCCCACCTTTTACACGAAGGACAACACGGGAACGGGAAAAATAGAACTGTGGGTAAAATCACCAAGCGTAACGCCAACAGAGGGCGATTTTTCAACGGCTACATTTAAGTTATTAAGTGATAGTTACTCAGACGCGGAAAATCGTTTTGAGTTTAACGACGTGTTTTCATGGTCGGCAAGCATTCCTACTTCTATTGTAACAGGGAGTAGTTACTTACTCGCAAGCGATACGGATTTAACCAGCTTGGAGAATGAAGTAAGAGATAGCGCGATAGATTTCGTAGTGTCTGGCTATACAGGTAACAACACATACACTACTGTGGTTACTAATTACGCTAAATATAAAAAAGTTGGAGATATTGTTACCGTTACGGCTTCCTTTACAGCTACATTCAATAGTTTTGGCGCAGCTCCATCAGCTTCAACCTTATCAATACAAACATCGGTACTTAAGCCTTTTGGGGATGATATAAGAGGAACGAATAGCGATCCTGCTATCCCTAATTTTACAAGTTTTCGCAGTAATGTCGATCGGCCGCTTATCAACGCTCAGTATGCTGGCTCTACTGGAGTGTATTCTGTTTATTTCTTGGTAATTGATGGCGGCGTATCGGATGGCGACGTAATATCGATAGCGTATCAAGGTTCTTACATAGAGCAATAAAAAAAAATGGGCGAAGACCAAATAAACGAACTAATAACAGGGGTGTACGAAGGTAAATACACCCCTAATAATCTGCCTGACTGGTTGTATAACTACACTAATTCGGAGTTATCGGCCATGGTTAGCGCGGGGTTTGGCAAACTACAAGCTGGTGATGTGTTGGAAACTGAAAAAGCATTCTATTACCGAGGCAATATATCCCGCTTTTCAGGCGCCAAAACATTCCAAACAGTTAAGGAGCTTACAGATTATGTATTTAACGAAGACGGCAAGAAACGCAATTTTAAGCAGTTTCAAGAGAAAGCTCTGAGCATAAATAAAGATTACAATATTACATGGTTGAAAACTGAGCAGGATACGGCATTTTTGCAGTCTCAGAACGCACGAAAGTGGCTTAAAGTAGAAGCAGAAGCGGATATTTTCCCTATTCTGGAATACGTAGCCGTTGGCGATGACAGAACGCGCCCAAGCCATGCAAAACTAAATGGGCTAAAAGCACGTGTAAATGATCCAATTTGGAACCGAATCCACCCCCAAAACGGGTGGCGTTGTCGATGTATTGTTATCCAGCACTCAGAGGCGGCGCTCACGTCAAAAGTAGATAAGGAAGCGAAAACAAAGCTTATCGATGCTGAATTTAAGAAAAACCCGACATTCGAGCATAATCCGGGCAAAGTGGATTGGATATTTAAAGAAAACGGAAAAGGAAAACATGACTATTTCAAAGTACCCAAAGAGTACCGCGAAGATTTAAAAAACAATTTCGGATGGTAACAGTAAATAGCATAACAGACAGTTTAACACCCGTTGGGGTTTCCCAACTGGGAACAGTCGTCTTTGATAATGTTGTTTTCCCTGCTGGCGCTTATGTGGATTTAAACGGCGATACACAAACGTACAATGAGGTGGTTTTGGATGCAGTACAAGTATCTGTTTCTCGAGCTAAAGAAATCATAAAAAGTAAAGTCTCAGGCCGCGACGGATCAATAAAAGAGTACGTAAGCGCTGACGACTATGTAATTTCGTTGGTAGCCACTATTGGCGGGAAAGTAATAGATGCGGCACAACTCGCAAGTATCGCAGCTAGTGCAGTAGGTGGTTTTGTTGGGTTTTCTGCAAACTTGGAAGACACAGAGTTAATAAAAGCAATTGCAGAACTCGACAAAGTGCCCGACCGCGTGGAAATTCGCAGTAAGTTTTTGCAGAACAATTTTGACATTACACACATTGT